CCGCCTACACCACCGGTTGAGGAGCCGAAACCACCTGTTCCTGAGGAGACTGAAGAACCCAAGGTTGAACCCGAGATTGAACTGGACTGTGCAGGACAACTATTTGTTGAGGTTAACAACTATCGGGTATCACAGAAACTGAAACCTCTTGTTGCTAACGCAGCATTGAACGCAGCGGCTAACTATCTTGCTTCGTATCATGCCACACAAACAGGAGAGATTAACCATTCTGATCCTGTCTACGGTACCGATCATATCAGGAGAGCTAAAGCCTTTGGTTACGGAAATACATGGGTCGTGGAGAATACAAATGATTTGGCTCCTGGACAGACTGCGTGGGACGCTTTGTGGAGGAATAACGCTGATAAGACTAGCTGGGTTGGAAGTGAGCTTCATAGACTTAACATGAAGGACCCAAAGCTTATGCATGCTGGCGTTGCATGTGTTGAAGGACGAGTTGTATGGATTGGCGGAAAATGCGAGGGTCCTGATTGCGGAGAAGATAAGGTTGAAGAGGACAGAGAGGATAACCAGAGGGATGTTGTAGTTCCAGAACCTCCTCCGCCTGACCCTGTTGAGGCTTTGCTTGAACCATTTGAGAAGGACGTTTTGCCTGTTGAGGGCAAAGAGAAGGGAAACTTTATGGGGGTGGAAGATACCTTTTCTAAGGTAGCCCTGGTTCTTGACATCTCCGGAAGCATGGCTTCTGGGTTGCCCAGTAGATGGACTAGGGTTAAGCTACAACTCTTGAATACCGTTAAACAGATGCCCGGAAACACAAGAGTCAAAATTTTCTTGTTTGCAGAGGAATGGATGTCATTTTCTACTGATTGGTCGCATCCAAACGCGTGGGGTGCGATTAGAGCTTGGTTGCAAACAGTTGTGCCCATGGGAAATACTAACCCTAAGAAGGCTATGGAGACAGCTTTGAAGAGTGGAGCTGACTCTATTTACTTTATGACTGACGGTGATTGGGAGAGGATGACCGCATTCTTTGTTAATTCAGAGAATACATCTAGGATTCCTATCAACACTATCGCCTTTACAAGCGTGGCCGGCGTTCCCATACTGAAGAAAATTTCAGAAGATTCTGGAGGAACCCACAAGTATGTTCCATAATTGTTGACCATGGAAGATTTATTAAGTAAAGCGCTGGAAGGTATTGATAAAGGAAGTATTCCTGTTTCGACTAAACGTGGCAATGACGATGATGTTAAAAAAAAGAAGAAGGCGAAGACTATTCCGTCTGATGGTGATGATACTAACAAAGAGAATAAACCACCCATTGAGGCTAAAGAGAAGGGATGGGAATGGGCTCCCCCAAAAGAAGGACCCAGGAAGCCTTGGATCCCAAGAGAACAATGGTTGAAGGAGAACGGTAAAGGACAGTATGATGTCAACCGACAACAGACTTACAATAATAACAATAATAATAGTGATGGAGGAGGAGGATATAATAGAAACAATAACAATAGAGGCAACGGATATAGATATGGAGGAGGAGGTAGAGGAGATGGCGGAGGGGGAGGTTATGGCGGAGGGGGAGGATATAATTATGGAGGAGGCAGAGGCTACAACAACAACGGTGGTGGTCACAGAAACCGCAGTGGGTACTGAAACGCAGGTTTTTTAGACGAATTAGTATTCTCACATAAATTTAAAAAACAGTATATAGTATCTTAATATGCCGAACACTATGGATCAGATGGCTTCGGCCGCACTTGGTATGGGAGACGAAGAAGGACCTACTGACAGGGAGGGGGGTAACGATAAGGTTACGAACCGAACTGGTTTGCTGTTGGGCACCTTGCCTGGGGCTGAAGCTTGGGACAACAATAAAGAAATTTCTGATGTTAAATTGCCTGCTCTGACTGAGGTTAACGACATTTACCAACCATGTAAAGATAAACACGAGGAAGTTGAGAAGGATTGTGATAATCTTCGTAAGCGAGTTGCGGAATGGTTGAAGAACCAGGGATGTCCTTCGGTTATCCGAAAGTACAAGACACCTAAGCGAACTTGCGCACGCAAGAAGAAGCCTGCCGCTAAAAGGGGTTGTGGTTGCAAGTAGACATAAATCAATAAATTGAACAGTTAAAAGATAATGCCTGATGTTATACCCACAGATACGAATGTCGGTGGTAGACCGACAGATACCAATGACCCAAATTACATGGGAAACGAAGATAGTGATCAACAAGGAGGAGGTAAGAGACAGAGAGTTGACGAGAACCTCCCAGGAGGAATGGAATTTGAGGATGACGAGGTTTATGATATGACTTTGCCTCCTTTGATGACAACGGAAGATTCTTTCACTCCATGTGAAAGGGCTGACGCTGAACGGATGAAGGATTGCGATAATCTTCGTAAGCGAGTTGCGGAATGGTTGAAGAACCAGGGATGTCCTTCAGTTATCCGAAAGTATAAGAAGCCTGCTAGGAAGTCGTGCTGTGCTAAGGCGCGAAAGCCATGTAAGAAGAGAACATCCTGCGGATGCGGCTATTAAATTTTAGTTCTTTGAGTTAATTTGCTGTTTCCTAGTTTATTCTTAGCGATCTTGTTAGATTTTTTACCTCCTCAACTCCAGAGGAGGTCTCGCCTACAACTTTGTTTACATGGTTCACTTTGCAGTAAGTGTACCAGCCCATTAGATGCATTGATATGCTTAGCATTATATCAACGAATGTTAGGATTAGGAGCATAATTCCTACACAGGATAATTTAATTATGGACTTTGACCTGCGCATCGTGGACGACGACGAAGAGTCGTTGATTAGAAGGGAAGCGGAAGTGACTGCAAGACTGAGGGCTTCGAGACTTAGACGTGTCCTTACCAATTTCAATTTTGGGGCCGGAGTCTCGTCCCTTAACGGAAACTTTAAGAAGGCTAAAGAAGATCTTCCGGGATACCAAGAGCTGAGGGATTATTCAAACAGAAATAAAGTAGGTTGGTGGTTCTGGAAGAGTTACGATGTAAGCAATAATCGTATTCCTGTTGTGACTCAAATCGAGAGAGAAGAACCCTTTCAAATCGTTTCAGTCGATGTTGCTTCTTCTAATTATAATGAAGTTAGCTTGGTTGTGGCTGGATACGATAAACCAGGAAATAAAATTGTTGAACAGAATTTTATTATTGGGTGTTACGGAACTACACTGGATTTGCAAGGATTTGACGGTGTGGTCCGTGTCAAATTTAGAGAGGGTTTGAACACCAGAGTGCGACACCCTGATGCTGTGGAGAGATTTAAGCTTGTCAGAGGACAACTACGTTCCAGAGGATACGAACTGGGAATATATATTTCTGATTTTAAGATATATTTATAGAGAGACTGTTATATACTTACTGACTGACTGACTGACTGACTGATTGATTGATTGACTGATTGACTGACTGATTGACTGACTGATTGATTGACTGATTGATTGATTGATTGACTGATTGACTGACTGATTGACTGACTGATTGACTGACTGACTGACTGACTGATTGACTGATTGACTGATTGACTGATTGACTGATTGACTGATTGACTGATTGACTGATTGACTGATTGACTGATTGACTGATTGACTGACGCTCAGTTGCCGCGAGGGCTTGAGGGGACGCTCAATTGCCGCGAGGCTACTTAAGAGGGACGCTCAATTGCCGCGAGGCTACGCTCAGTTGCCGCGAGGCTACTTAAGAGGGGACGCTCAATTGCCGCGAGGCTACGCTCAGTTGCCGCGAGGCTACTTAAGAGGGAGGGGAAGGGAGGGGATAAAACAACGGCGGGGCCCGCCGTTAAATAGAGATTCCCCTGAAAGGATATACTAAAAGAGTAGGGGGCCGGGGGCCCAGAGGTGAGGTAATAATGGAAAAATTGACTACACTTGTTTGTATAGTCTTTTTCTCTCACCTCTGGGCCCCCGTATTTCATTAGGATTAAGGTTTAACCTAATGGTGTGAACTTTTGAGTTGACTTGACTTATTTCATGCCGAGGAGAATAATTTGAGATATAATATTGTACATCCACAACAATCAACCCACAAAACCATGGAGCATTTTTTTACTACTTACGTTAGAACTAAAACAGTCTTCAACCATAGGTTGAAGGATTTGAAGACGTACGATCATGTTAAGATTTACGTCTACGAGTTGGTGAAGCTCGAGGTTAACCACGGGCCATTGTTGTGGCATTTGAAACAGAAGGGTGAAATTTGGTATGACGACAAGGGCAACTTTAAGGCTCTCAGGAGAGGACCCATTGACCCTAAGTTGCTCGAGAGGACTCGACGCAGAGATAAGGTCAAGGTAAAGTTGAACGATTTACATGTTTACATGAGAGATCAGCTAAAGAAGGTCACGCTTGTGGCGCCGATCACACAGATCCCTGTTTACTTTAAGGCTTTCTTGGACCTTCGAAAGACACAGATTGATGCATTCTTTACCGTTGATGCCTTTTCAGGCAGGGTTCACACACCAGTGGTTAATCTTAAAAGTAACTTGAGGAAATCTTTGCGTTTGGACGGAAAGAGGTTGGTGTCATTGGATGTTAAACAGATGCAACCTACTATTCTCGCGAAGGTTTTGCTTGACCATGGTGTCGGCGAGAACCCATTCTCGACTGCCATTTTCAAAGGGGAGGACGTGTACGTCTTGTTGCAGAACAGTGCAGGATTGGCTGGAAGAGGAGACGCTAAAAAGATGTTGTTTAAATTGATTTTCGGAAAACCTATGGATGATATCGGAAGTATGTTTAAGGGTGACACGGCATGGGTTGACTGGATTAACTCCTACAAATCAAAGACAGAACAGAACAACCCTCATAAGGAGAATCAACACACTAACCTTGCGTGGCTTCTACAGTATAGCGAAGTCAAAGTCATGACTTCTATTTGGGAACGATTGAGAGACGCAGACGTGGATTTCCTTACGATCCACGACGATGTCTTGTGCAAGGAGGATGACGTTGACAAGGTTTATGCTGTTATGGATGAGGTATTGACTAAGAATTTCACGAAGTTTAGTATTACTATCAGTAGATAGATAGATAGTTAGACGCAATGAGATTAAATAAATTATTTACGGTACGGATTATTGAAAATTACTCCTACACCAGTCGGGCTTGGCCTCCAGTTCAGGTTATGCCAGCAGTATAGAAGGCATTCGCGATCAGACAGACCGCGACGAAGATCAAGGAAGCGCACTCTGCGGCGCTTGTCCAGGTAGAGCGCATCTTTAAGTTGGAGGAGACGACGACTTGACACACTGGATGCGGGAGCATGGGAGATTGGAACTGGGTAGATATTTGAAGTCCTTACGATTCTCTTACGTCTTGGTGGACGCAGAGAAACGCCTTCAGCGTTGACTACTAATAGAACACGCATTCTAGTTCAGCGGATGGTACGTTACAGGCACAGATGAACGAAGTTCCGTTGTGGGCTTTGCTTGGTCCTTTGGGACTGCCTTTGCTTTTGCTTTCGACTGCAGTTGGAAGGAGAAACAAAATATACACTAAGAAGGTGTGGAGAAGCATCTTTGGTTTTTTATGAGGTTTTTCTATAACGTCTAATTATTCGATTGCGATTGCCGTTGCAACGGATGTTCCAGGCGTTTCCGGGATGTCTACATCCGTTACGTGACCCCTAATTAGGACCTTTACGGGTCCCGCCACTTCGAATTCCTGATTGCACCTGGTGCATATGTTTAAGTCTTTGTACTGATCGATGCATACATAACAGAATACATGCCCGCAAGGCGGGGCATAATACGTATGACTGTCACATAGATCGTCTAAACAGAGACCACATCTGTCATCGTTGTCTGCGTACACGATACTGCTCATGATGATTTGAATGATTTGAATGATTTATTGTGAATGTTTGGAATGAGATTTGCTTGAATCTCGTTCACATCGATATTCGAGTGCGTGTGGATCTTCGACCCATTCGACTCAACCACGTGCGTGTGGATCTTCGACCCATTCGACTCAACCACGTGCGTGTGGATCTTCGACCCATTCGACTCAACCTGACGAAAGCTAAGTCGTTTGATGATACTGTTCTCACACATCAGGATCATGAATCATTTGGCGATTAAAGAGCTTTTGTCTCAGGACAGAGAGACCGAGTGGCCTTGGTGGACGTATTCGCCTAAGGAATTTCGCGTTAACAAGGCTTGTATCAGAGCGAGAGTGTTGGATGAGTTCACATGTTGGGGAGCTGGACAGAAGATTATCAGGGACACGGTTAGGAACAAGGAGGAGATATGTAATGAGATTTGGGAATATTGGTTGGAGAAGGAGTTTGACGAGACCATTCGTCATATGAGACCTTACACCCCTCCACACTGGAGGGACACATGGAAACTTGGATCTTCGACATATTCTGCTTTCTTCGACCCATTCGACTCTGTCTCAGTATTTCCAATAGATAACTAAATTGATAGATCGTTGTTAAATTGAAATTTAAGTTATTACGTTTGTTTAGGAGGTGACATGAACCGCCCAGAGGAAGAAAAGAGTGCTCCAGACGACAAACAAGAGGGCAAGCGTTTCCGCACGTAAGCTGATCTCCGCATCGCGACGACGAACCTGGTCATCACAGATGGCGTTGATTCTGTCTAGACGAAAGAGAGCTGCGTAATCAAGAACCCTCGTGTAACGACTTTGAGGATAGATGTCGTGAGCGAATGGCATGGTATCGACGAGATCGTCGTAACGCTGAGCTTCGAAGAACCGACAGTTTACAAAGAATGTTGTAGTCCCATCCTTCCACACGTTGTCGTACGAAAGCTTTTCACATAGGACAGACATAGCTTCAAGACTGGAGACTGATTCGCCTTTGTTGAGAGTGAAACTCCAGCACGTGAACTTGTTGTCTTGGCGGGTTTTTACCATCTTTGCTTAGCTGATTGGTTGAAGAGGTGAGGAGACGCGGTGAGATATAATGAGACTGAGGACGCATGAGAGGGGGTCTTATCGCTTTTAAGGGAATCCAGAAGTACACACCAAGTGCGTGTGGATCTTCGACCCATTCGACTCAACCACGTGCGTGTGGATCTTCGACCCATTCGACTCAACCACGTGCGTGTGGATCTTCGACCCATTCGACTCAACTAACGGGAGAGATAAGAGAAAACTCAAATCGAGAAACTGCGAAGTAGACCATAATTCGTATTAACATGAACGGCACTAAAGAGAACCCTTACAACGTCGATGATATGGACGACGATTATTCCATTGCGTATTCCATTGACGATTCTGTTCGTGGTCTATCTAGCGAGGATTTGATTGAAGAGGTGAGGAGACGCGGTGAGATGAAGTTCGTTCTTGGAATGCTTAGTGATACTGAGATTGTTTCAGAGGCCACTGTTCGCGAACTGGACGATAGGATTTTGGAGGAGATGGACGATACAGACTTGCAAGCTTTTGTCACTGGTCGAGGATTGTACCCTCTAGTGCAAGCTCGGACTAGTAGATTGGTTCATGAGCTCCGTAGACAGGGCAGGTTTTACTCAGTTGAGGAGTATTATATCAACCCTAAGGTTAAAGGACAGGCTCATTGCTCTGATAAGATCAGCGCTGATGTTAACGAGCATGACGGAGACTCAAAGACGGCGACTGTTACGTTCAAGGCGAGGGACATTTACGATTATAGCGAGGGACATTCCGGATTTAAATAGATTAACGGTTTATTTAAATTAACGTTGTTGGCACGTCTTGCGTTCCCGGGACCGGTGACATACTTCACACCAATGCGATGTTGAACCTCGATTCGTATGAAATCGCAACTGCTTATACTCATAATTACTTCGTACCAAACCCTAACATTGTGGGCTTAGTGTTTGCCGAGATTGATATCGATTCTTATAAGATTGCATATAGATCCGAGATGTTTAACCGTACCAGACATTTCTTCTTTACGAGGGTTAACCCTACAGCGAGAGATTACGATTTGCTTGTTAAGACATGTGAGAAGATTGACGGGTTTCTCAGGTATAGGACTGTTATTGATAAGACGACGCTAAGGGTGAGACTGACAGGAATTATTATCTTGCGTGGACCATGCACTATCGTTCAGGATCTCGAGCGATTGTTTCCAAATTTTGTTTTGACAGCCATGGTTGGCAGGATCTTCGATAGGATGGACGAGAAGTTTAAACCTGTTAAGGTGTTTGGAGATCACCCGTTCTTTGAGGTTAAGAAAGAACTATTTCCTAAAATTTAAAAATAAAACTTGTTAACTTAACCTTAAAGAACAGTTGTCGAGAACCTGTCTAGAGAGAGCTTTTCAGTACACGGATATTCGTTCATGAGCACCACTACATGAGGTGTAGCAAGTTTCTTGATGGTACTTTCGTACTTCGGACTGAAGAAATACCCATTCTTCAACTCTTCCAGAAAGTCGTATTGAATGAAATCTCCTTGTTTGCTTCTCGGACAGTCAAAGAAGAATACTTTGTTCTCATTGTCGATGATGTACGCCATATCCGCCTTCTTCCCGGGCACTACAATCTGAGCGTTGCTGTGAATGTCGCAATAGTACCGGGCAAACCAACTTTTACCTTTGTTTCCTGATAGGTCTACTATGAAAATTATTTCTCGAGGGTCGGGAGGAAGGATTAGACGGGCGTGGAGATCAGCTTGCCAAGGACGTAGAGGGTGGGGAGTTACAGTGATTTCCTCCTTTTGGTCAAGAATGTAGTCGGCACAGAACCTGGGATAACTGGCCACTACAGACGAATGGAGTTCTCGTAACTCTTTGATGGACGTCACACCTTCCTTTACAGATGCCTTGAACTCCTCAAGATCGGATCTTTCTCCTTTTTTTAGCTGGGGAGGCACGCCTGATTCCGTAATATTCCCGTCTTTCTTGCAGTACACTATACTTTGAGCAAGAAAGCGTGTAACGGTACAATGTGCTTCCCCCACGAACGCCTTGACTTGATTCAGCCTCTTCCGAGATCGGAAACAAACAGTACCTTGCAAATGAGGCGTACCCGACGCACCTGTCTCCTTTCCGAATATTAGGTATTCGACCTCTTCCGGCGGTTGGGCTAAACGGTCGATGTCCTGGGGCGTGTAGTTGTTTAACGTGAAACACCAATTCTTTGCTTTGGGGCCGGTGGAGGGCATTTTCCATTGTTTCTATGAGAGCTGGAGGTTTGATGATTTGGATAATTGGGATTATAATCTCATCGACTTCGATTGTCATTCTTGTAATGGTCCGTTCATGTTATACTTCACACCAACGTTGATACTTCCTGCCAATGACAAGAAACTTCGTACCACATAAAATAGTTATGGTGAAGTCATCTGTGACATTCGAGACTGATAAGTTTCGATGCAACCTTAAATGCGAGAGGTGTGAGCATGTTAAACCCGATGGAAACCAATGCGGCAACCGAGTTTGCATCGGTACTCCTTTGTGTTGGATACACTCCAGAAAATTCCTGGGGGTTGGTGTTAAACCTTCTACTATTATCGATGGCAAAGGACTATTTGCTTTTAAGGATTTCGAGGAGTGGGATTGGATATGCAAGTATGTCGGCCAGACTGTTACCAAGAAATGCGTGGAAGACAGGTATCCCGGAATGGATGTCGCACCTTATGCTGTTGACAGCGGACGACGCGTTGTCGACTCGGCATGCGTACGCGGGATCGGGTCGATGGCTAACGGAAAGTTTGGTAGAAACGGAAAACCGAGAAGTGTCAACGCGCACAATGCGCAACTTGAACGTAGGAAGGTTGGCCGGCGTTCTGAGATGTGGCTGAGAGCGATTAAACAAGTGAAGAGAGGATCTGAGATCTTTGTTTGGTATGGACCTGAGTACGAGTTGAGCGAACATAAAACTTATCGCACTACACGAAAGGATACAAGACCTTGTTGACATAATTAAATTATCATGGACTCTATTCAGAACTTGTATCAACTTAAACTTGGACTTCATTGTAGCCAAGCCCGTGCGAGGTATCATTGGAGCACTTTGTTTATGTTGGACACGACGACATTTATTCCTTCGTATTCAGATTATTCTGATACTTGGAGTAAGGCTGGTTATTTCAACCCTTTTGCTGTTGACTGGATGAAGTACGATCCTACAGATACATTGATGGTTGCTTACCTTGATGTGGCAATTAACACTATTAACGAGCAGATTTCTTTTTGGGGTGCGGACTCGAAGTCTGCTAAGTCGAGGATGTATGCATATGTTGATGAGTTTAACGAGAATTTGAAGCTTCTTTATCAACAGACGATTGCGGTTGGTGGTTTGGAGAGGACAAGGACCGTTGTCGCTGTCGCTGTTAAACCAGTTTACGATGACGATATGAGTGGATTGACTTCTTCTACTACTATCACTTCTAAGAAATAATTAATTTGATGATTAGTTTAACCAATCTGAACACCTGGTGGATTGAACCGGGTGCGAGTTAGAAGGCTTTTGGTTTGTGGCACATAAGGGGATGTTGTCATTAGACGTGCTAGTGCCGTGTTTTCTTTGTATTGGACTTCCTGACAGGAAATACAGTCGTACATTAACATCGATGGAGCCCCAATTTCAACACGTCCATGGATTTTGATTATGATTGTATCCCATTGCTCGGAAACGAATTCCGTGATTTGTGGAGGTTCAGTGAGGATTCGGGAAAATTTGATGTCATTGTCAATTGCATTGAGTTTGAACTGGAATCTGTGAATGTCTCGGAGTTTTCCTGTTAGATAGGTTTGGAAATTGGATAGATCCAACGATCCAAGTGTTTGTGATAGGCCAGTTGATACCACTGCATCGGTTGGAGGAACAGGAGGCACAGCGGCTGGATCTCCAGGATCGGCGGGAACCAACTCATTGAAGCTCATGTCCAGAGAGTTTGTTGGAATCCTGGCGGCTTCCCAGTATCCTTCGTTTTGATCTGCACTGTTCACGAGGGACAGACGCAACGCCGCTCCTACCGTTCGCACACCCTTTACATTTTCTCGGTCGGCGACTGAATCCAGATGCCCTTGGAAAGCCTGAGGTGTAGTTTCCTTTACGAGTGGGTCTGAATCCGCCCTCCAACAGATTACATTGGATGCCCCAGGGATTAACGCAATGTAGGTACTTCCGGAACCGTTGCATGTGATTTCCCCTGTTGCACGGAGACGGATCCCCGACGAACGCGACACTTTACCATCCAAGAGTTTTGGTTGGGACATTGCCTTGTCAAAGGGGTCTAATAGAGATTTGGTATATGTTTGAAGTGACATTTTAATTCAGATTTGATTTTATGAGCTTTTATTAGTTTGCCCATAGAACTTTGAAATTGCCTTTTGGACGATTGACGTAGACTAAGGGAGCTTGTGCTGCAACGAGCCATGTTTTTTGAGAGCTTCGGTACATACCCCAGATACGGGTCACATTGTTGTTTACCAACACAGTTTCTCCTGGATACGTCCCTTCGAACTCGATTAGGGTTATGGGGGATGACACCTGATACATATCGATTACCGTTTGCCAATCCATTCCTCCTTCATCTGACACGCATGCGGCCATGAATGTCACCAGAAATTCAAGATCTGCACGTTGATCGACAACGTATGCGGTGAGGGAGGGTTTCTGGTGGGCAAACACCGCTTTTATTTCGTTGTTTGTCATGGATTTGCTTACAAACTGAGTTGGAGGTACAGGCTCAACTGGATAGGTTCTCCAGGTTACGGATGAATCCCATTTGGCTCTGTGTAGTTCCCACCATAACGATGTGGATGGAACCAATGTCCAAACGTTTTGAATGCTTTCTGATAGACGTATGTTGTCGACGACGGTGGTGTCGAGGTATTGAGCCTCTTCAACCCTTGAAGGAGCGTTTAGAAAGTCATTGTAAGACGTTTCCAGAGTGTACTCTATTTTGTAAGGATAAGAGACATTTGCAATACCATTGAAATCTTGAGAATCCGCGTTGTATATTTTTTGTACGTTTAGAAATTCGATGAATGTAATGTCAGGCCATTGTAGCTTGAGCCTTGTTTCCAACCAGTTCCTGGCATGTTCAACGATGAAATCCCATTCCAAATCAGTGGGTGGAACGATCGTTACACCATCAAATAAACCCCATTGATACTTGGAGGTCCAGAAAACATTTGCAGACGGATCGGGTTGTGGACCCAAATCGCTCGAGGTTTCGATAGGTCTTCCGCTAGCTTCTCTAATGATGATTGGGGTTGAAGGGGGAGTGCCTGGGGGAGTTGGGGGCACTACGCCACCATCCCCACCTTTGGTGAAGTTTGTTTCGACATCTTCGTAATATAAATCGTTTTCTTTTATTTTTTCTTTTATTTTCTTAGACGTTTCATTGAACTGCCTTTCTCCTATCTCCTCGGGCAGACCCGAGCTGAATTCGAGCTTAGGAAATTTTGAAGGTTTAGAGGAAAATGCGTAAGGCGTTTGACTTATTAGCTTGCGAGGGGTTTGAAACACCCTGTTTGTTACAACCCCAGGTGGTGGACATTTGGTTTCACACGGATCTCGCTTTTTCCCATTTTTACAATTTGGATTTTCCTTTGGCTTCTTCTTCGGTTTGTTGGGATCACACGACATTTTTTTATGATTAGAACCATTCAGCATCTTCGTCCATGGCATCAGCTTTGTACTCAATGTCCCTTCTTGAAGGATTTGAGGAGGAAAAAACGTCTTGACCGGCTGGTCTCTCGAAACCGGTATTCATACTTAGGAGTGTTTCAACTGCTTGTTTCATTGTTCTTGTAGTTGTAGTTCTTGTGCTTGTAGTTGGACGGGTGGCTGAACCCGAGCCGGGTTTGGACACTGTGCCAGAAGAACCACTGGAACCTGGCTGAGAACCAGTTCCAGTTTGAGGTCGTGGCACGACACCCGAACCACCTGAATGACTGGCTTGCGCTGTACACGATTCCGGAAGGGGTTCGGGACAATCTTCGTAATTGTAGCCATCTACCGAATCTTCTTCTGATTCTTCTTCTTCATATTCACAACCACATTCGACTTCCTCGTGACAATCTTCTTCTGGTTCTTCTTGACACTCTGTTTCAATGCATCCACATTCTTCTTCGGATTCATATTCTTCGTAATCGCAACCACAAGTCATTTTTTTATTATTATGACTTTTGAATCTTGGTGTGAATGCGTACGCAATATCCGCGATGAAGATGACTTTGGAATTGAAGGCGGAGACTTTACTAACGCAGGAAACGACACCATGGAGGATCCTGCAGTTGAAGCTGATGTGGATCCTTTTGGTTGTGGGGTAGAAGACGGCGATAGAGGAGAAGAGGAGACTCCTAAACCCATGACGACTGGAGCGTTTCCAGGTAGCAGCAGTTCTGAACCCGAGAGCGACATGGAGGATGAAGACAGCGAGGTTCTTTCCGATCAACTAGAGAGTGACGAAGAGAGTCTTCCTGACGCTGTTGACAACGAAGAACCCGAGACTTTGTCCGACCTTGACGATTCTGTTAACATTGCAGGTAGCGGCGAGGATGACGATAAAGAACTTCCTGACACAGATGATGTTATAGACCCTACTACATATTACCGTTCTTCGGACGAGGAGGAGGTTGTCTTTGGGAGTAGCAGCGACGAAGGAAGCCAGCCGAGTCAAGGCGACGAATCGTTTGACAGTACGGCTTCGTCTGATAGAGAACCAGCAATTGATCCTAACGAAACGATCGTGGGTTTGGAGGAGGACGAGGATGACATTGACATCGATAGTGACGAGGAGGTTGTCATACCGGTCATTGTTGTCAATAACAAACCTCCAATTGAACCGGAGGATCCTCCTCCTTTGCCTGACGAGGAGGATGACTTCTCAGAACCAGAGGAAGAGGAAGAGGAAGAGGAACCGTTACCGGACGATATTTTACCTGACCCTATTACACACGATACCGATTTCGATGTTGACGATCGTCCTGCTAAGAAACCGAAACCGAACGACGATGACGACGTTGAGGATAGCGAGGATGATGACTTGCTTTCACTGGACGGATCGGACGATAATCTTTCGGTTAACACCCCCCCTGCTAACGGAAGCAGGAGTCCTCCTCCAGTGAGTCCTCCTCCGAGTCCTCCTTTGATCGACGATTCGAAGTATGTGGATCTTATCGCAGCCGATCCTCTTAATTTTTATCAACCAATAAACGTGCTTCCCCCTCCGCCGCCGCCGCCGCCGCCGCCGCC